GTTGGTCGCGGGCTTAATGTCTCAAATCAAACAAACCCAATGAAGAAACCTACTCTCTACCCGGTTCCAAACGAACCTGGAAACTTCATTCTGAAGATTTCCAACAGTTCCTTGGAACTTCTCACGACTTGTCCTCGTGCTGGATCACACTACCTCATTCAGCGTCGACGCCTCGTATCAACGTCTGCCGCTTTGCTTTACGGCGGCGCGGTTCACGCAGGTCTCGTGCCGCGGAAACTTCGCGTCCCCAACTGGGAAGCCGAGCAAGCCAAAGCGGTGGAACAATCCTACGACGGTAAAGCCTTTCCGCCGGACGACTGGAGAACACCCGACCGTTGCATAGCGATGTTGCAAGGATACAACCGAGCCTACCCAATTGACGGTGAACCTTTCACCGTCCTTCCGGAGTCGGTTGAGTCCAAGTTCGAGGTTCGCATTGGTACTGTTGACTTCTGCGATGTCCTCGAAACTGCCGACGGTCCCCTTCACGTCAACCGTCTTGACATCCACTACACCGGACGTATTGACGCCATCGTGTCTTGGGACGGTACCAACTTCATCATGGATCACAAGACCACCAGCGTCCTCGGCCCGACGTTTTGGGATGACTTCCAACTCTCGGCACAAATGATCGGCTATGTCTGGGCAGCAAGGCAACTTGGCTATGACGTCAAAGGACTTCTCCTCGACGTCATTGCTGGGCGGAAGCCAACCAGGACTGGCACCTCCGCGGAATACCTTCGTCAACGCTACTGGTATCCTGAGGAGCACGTCGAAGAATGGCTCAAGGACGTGTTCACCCAAATCCAAGACTGGCTTGAGAAATGGTCGAACCGGTACTTCCCAAAATGCACCAAATGGTGCATTGGTAAATACGGACGCTGTCAGTACTTCGACGTGTGCACACAGAAAACCACCGACGAACGTACCGCCATGCTTTCGTCGGAAGCCTACGAGGACGTTGTTGAACATGACTAAACCACGACAGCACCCCGCATTAAACCGCGAACTTGGAGACATTTTTCTCTCGGACTTTATCGAGATGCTCGAATGTCTCAATGAAGATCTCGGACCCAACGTAGTAATAACCTTTAACAATCACTACAACTTCACTTTTCAACGCATTGACAGCGTTGGCAAGAGAAGGCAACTAAACATCAAACACTAATCTAATGAAAAGCGCACAAGAATACAAACCAAACCAAAGTCGGGGCATCCTGCTCCTCGGTCAGCCAGGCTCTGGCAAAACCACACTCGCCCTTCAACTTGGACGAAAACCCTGGATCGCAGACTGCGACAACAATCTGTCCGGAGCCTTTCGTCACCTTGGAGCGAATTGTCACGCCATGTACGACATCATTGACCTCGATGACGAGTTAAAGCCCATTGCGGAAAACCTCCGCTTCACCAACCTCACTCGAAAGGTCGCGGATGCGTGCAAGTCGGACTGTGACACCCTGATCTTCGACTCCTACTCAAAGGTTTCGGACTACGTCCAAGACGACATCCTGCGCCAGCAGGGACGTACGCAATTCCAAATGCAAGACTGGGGCACTTACCTCAACGTGATGAAGAAGCTCACTAACCAAATGCGTTCGACTCAACGGATGTTTGTGGCTACAGCCCACGTGCGTCCCGAGAAGGACGAAGTCTCTGGCATCGTTCGCTACTTCATCGCGTTGCCTGGGCAAATCCAGCACCAACTTGGCGCACTCTTCTCTGACGTCTGGCTTTGTGAGTGCCAAGAGAAAAACGGCCAGCATCAATTCGTCGTTCGCACCATGCCAAACACGTGGTACGCGCTCAAAAACAGCTTGGGCCTCAAGCCCGTCTGTACCGTTCCTGAGATCCTCACCGCTCTCGGTTATGCGTAAATCCACCGCAAAGGCGTTGAAAAATCTTGCGAGTAACAAAGCAGCCTATCGACGTCTAAAGGCCGCCTTCAACACCCTACCCCGGCACGAACGTGCTGCGGTGAAAAAGGAAATTGAACATGACAGCAACTTTTCTGGTCGAGGTCGAAGTGGACGGGATTGATCCTGTCTCACTGCAAACCACAACCGAAGACATTGCCGATGCGTGTGAGTCCGCTGGACTCCTCGTCTCGTCAGTGAAACCTTGGAGCAGACCAACCTCTGCCCCAATGGGCATAACGCCCGCACAGGGTGGTGCACTGTAACCTAACGCACCAAGTAGCGAAACAAGAACCAAAACAAATGGAAAACAATAACGAACAACTCGTCAACGAAATCATCGACCTTGGTTACAACGTGGAAGATGTCGATCTGTCTCGTCCGGTGCTCGCCGCCGGAACCTACCCCTTCACCGTTGTCGGTGTCGCGGCGGAGCAGTCGAAGTCCAACCCGCAAAACCGGAACCTCAAAGTCACCTTCGCCCTCGCCGCCGTTGCAGAGGCGACGAATGGCAAGTTGGTGAATCCGGGATTCCGCCTGACGATGTATATGCCCCTCCAGGACGTCGGCAAGATGCAGCCCGGTCAGTGGAAGGAGCGTCCCGCGCAGTTGCACAATGGCCTCGGCCTCACCGGAGCCATTTCGACTGGCGAGTGGACTGGCAAGACCGTCAACTGCACCGTGAAGGTCACGCCTTCTCGCACAGATGACGCTTCGGGTCGAACCTATCCCGAAGGCAATGAGATCACTCGGTTCTCTCAGGTCAAGTAACCGAAACTAAACCAAACCCTGGGGGATGGTGGGCAATTCCTACCATCCCCCAACTTTAAAAAATGACAACACTATCTCTAGATCAACTTCGGACAATCGTCCCCGCAGCCTTCGCCACCGAACCTCGTTCGGATGTGTCTGACCGTTACGACTTCATTCCCACGCTAGACGCTATCAACTACGCAATGAATCGTGGTTGGTTTCCTGTTCGCGCTCGACAGTCTGTGGCAGCGCAAGACCAGATTCACGCAAAACACAGCATTATGTTCCGTGCCGAGGCGTCTAAACTCATCGTGGGCGACATCTTCCCGGAACTGACGCTCATCAACAGTCACGATAGAACACGTTCCCTCGTGTTCCGTGCTGGTCTGTTCCGCCTCGCGTGCTCTAACGGAATGTCCGTGGCGATCTCCGGAATGTCGTATAGCGCAACCCGCGTTCACCTCCGCGGCGGCAACCCATTGCCGAACTTGTTCAATCACGCACTGGATCAACTTGAGCCGGTGACTGAAGCCGCAAGGTCCTGGCAGACGCGAATCTTGTCAGCCGAAGAAACAACAACGTTGGCTAAGAAGGCCGTGCTGATTCGCTGCAACGGGAACAAGCTCTCCGCTTCTTACCACAACCACAACGAATACCTAATTCGTCGGCGAGGGGACGACGAACGGTCAGACTTGTGGACAGTCTACAACGTCCTGCAAGAAAACTCCATCCGCGGTGGTATCCAAGGCCCAGTCCGCGCCCTTCGCGGAATCAACACCGTCGAAGAAATCACACGGATCAATCAAGAACTCTGGACCGCAGCGGAAGAAATCTATGGAAACAATTAAACTCACACAAATCAACATCGGGGATCGTCTCCGGGAAGACTACGGAGATGTCGAAGGACTGGCGGAGTCCATTTATGAACTCGGTCTAATCCAGCCTATAGTGCTTCGGCGTGACTCTGAGTCCGCCTTCACGCTAGTAGCTGGAGGTCGACGTCTCACTGCTATCACCTCCCTCGGTATCACCGAACTCCAGCATGGAATCACCTCTGTGCCTGGAGTTGCGGGTTTTGTTTACGCCGACGAACTCCCGGAGGATCGCCTCCGGGAGTTGGAGCTGGAGGAAAACGTGCGCCGCAAGGACATGTCCTGGCAGGAACGAGTCCTTGCCATCGACGAAATCCATCGGCTCAAAAGTCGTCGGGCCGCTCTCGACTCAACGTCGTGGGGGTTAAAGCAAACCGGCGAACTTCTCGGGGTCACGATGGGACACACGTCGTGGATTCTCCAGATAGCCAAAGAACTTCGTGCGGGTTCTGCGATTAAAGACTGCGAGCATTTGACCGCAGCCATCCGGTGGCTGATCCAGCAACGCGAAGACGAAGCGAAAGCAGAACTTGTCCGGATAAGTCAAGAGTCGCTTGCGAGACAAATCTCCTCCGCTTCCGCCTCTCCGGTCAAGTTGGATAATGCAACAAAACCAGCCGAGCCTTCTGCCTCTCCTGGTTTTGCTCTCGCCAATCAAGTCTGCTTCAACCACGACTGTCGAGGTTTCCTGGCCAAATGCGCTCCCGAGCAATACGACCACATCGTCTCCGATCCTCCCTACGCAATCGACATGGACATGCTTGCTCAAACTCAAGCCTTGTCCACCATCGACTCCGTTCGGGAGACGCACGACGTCGAACAGAACAAGGAACTCCTCTGGACCATCATGCCGGACTTGTTCCGCGTACTCAAACCAAAAGGCTTCTGTGTCTTGTGGTTCGACAGCGTTCACTGGTCATGGCTCACAGCCCGAGCCGAGGAAGTTGGTTTCCGCGTCCAGCGTTGGCCGTTAGTCTGGTGCAAAACCTCTCCTTGTGCTAACGCAGCTGCGTTTTCCAACTTCACCAAAGCGACAGAGATGGCTTTGGTCTTGTCGAAACAAAGCGCGACGTTGGTCAAGCCAATCACCACCAACTGGATCACGGCTTCCAACTCCGAAGCTCGAACGGCGGGCCATCCGTTTTGGAAGCCTGCAGAAGTCTGGAACTTCATCTTCTCCGCAATAGCGACTCCTGGACAATCAGTCCTCGACCCCTTCGCGGGAGCTGGTTCCTCGACCACCGCCGCCATCAAGTTCGGACTCGTCCCGACTGCCGTGGAGATTGACGTCAAACACTACAACAACCTCCTCCTCAACGTGCAAAAAGCATATGACAACGCCTGATTATTCCCACGTACCTCCGCACGAAGTTACCAAAGCATTGCGACTCTGCAACTTGAAAATCCTAGATCAAGTCCTCCACCGCTATGCGTGGCAATCTCCGAAACGTTACAACGAGATTGCTCACTTCGTCGCGAAAGTTCGTCGCTTAACCGAAAAGAAAAATGAAAAAGATCGTCTACGTAATGTGGGACGGTGATGGTTACGAGGTTCACCTTGACCTCGCGACTCATGACCCAACCTCAATCTACTGTTACCGAGGGAATCGTCCAAATCCGCGCCGCGTATTCTGGGACGACCTTTCCGAACAACTCCAAGACCGCATCAACAACAAAATAGCAAACCTACCAAGAGATGGAAAATCAAATTGTACCTAACTGTTTCCCTACTGTGGAAACCTCCTATCGCCTTGCCATTATCGGTGAGGCTCCCGGAGCCGAAGAAGTCGTCGCCCGCACTCCCTTCGTGGGAGCTGCCGGACGTCTCCTCTCCGCGCTTCTCTCCCGCTGTGGTATCATGCGCTCCGCGTGTTTCGTGGGGAACATCTGCCAACATCGTCCCATGAACAACGACATTTCAACTTTCGAGTGGGGCGGTGAAGAAATACAATCGGGGCTGGAACGCTTAAAAGCTGACCTTGAAACGTTCCGCCCGACGTGCATATTGCTCCTAGGAGCCACGGCTCTCCGGGCCTTTACTGGTGAGCACCGAAGTATCGAAGATTGGCGCGGGTCTGTCTTCGCCGCGGCGGAGATTAGTCCTGGAACTAAATGCATCGCTTCCTATCGCCCGGCTGATTGTTTGCGGATGTCTGAGCTAACTCCCCTGCTAAACTTCGACCTCCGTCGTGCTCGGTCGGATGCGGACTTCCCTGATCTTCGTCTCCCCGAACGGAGCTTTGAGTTATCCTTGTCCGCCGACGAGATCATCGCTCGTCTCGATGCCATCGAACCGAACACTCTCGTCTCCTTCGACATCGAAGGTGGGCTAGACTCCTTGTCCTGCTTGTCCATCTCCACCGACCCCGGGTCAGGCTTCATCATACCCTTCGAAGCCTCCGTCGGCACGTCAAAGTGGGACATTGACACAGAGGTGAGAATCTGGGCCGCCGTGAAAAAGTTAATGGAACGGAGCGACGTGCCTAAGGTTCTCCAAAACTCATTGTATGATTGCTTCGTCTTGGGTTATAGTTACGGCATACACGTGTCTAATGTAGCCGAAGACACCATGCTCAAACATTGGGAACTCTATTGCGAACTGCCCAAATCCCTCGGTCTTCAAGCCTCTCTTTACACCCGCGAACCCTACTACAAAAGCGAACGCAAAGCTGACACGTTGCAACGCTTCTGGACGTATTGCTGCAAGGACAGTGCGATTACTCTTGAAATCTGTCAGAAACTCGATGGAGCGTTAACAGCTCCAGCGAAGTCCCACTACCGTTTCAACGTAAACATGCTCAGGCCTTTGCTCTACACGGAGTTGAGGGGCATCTCTTACGACGAAGCTGCCGCATCTGACCTGCGGGAAAAGACCAAACGAGAGATGTACCTGCTCCAGCACCGCCTTAACAAGCACGCTGGCTGTGAGCTTTCAGTCCAAAGCGAAACGGAGGTTCTCGCTTTGTTCAAAGAGATTGGCTGCCAGAAGCGGTTGAAAGACGCTTGCACAACGGTCATGCTTATGCCACAGTGTGCCCTAAAGCCCTACATCTACGCGGCTCGACGTCTCCAGGTTTTATGTCAGTCCGGCTTCCCCTTCGACGACGCAAGGAACGGTGAAGCGGCGGTGTTGTTGAACCACCATCTCAACGTTGACAGTAACAAACAGATGTGCGACTTCCTCTACCGGAAGCTTGCGCTGCCGGTACAGTACAAACCACGAACGACGTCGCCCACAGCTGACGTCCTCGCCATGCTTCGTTTGTATAAGAAAACCGACAACCCAATCTGTAAGCTTGTCTTGCAAGTCCGTGCGCTGGCCACCGCTATGGAAACTCTCGCCATCAAAGCTGACGAGGATCACCGAGTCCGTTGTGGTTACAACGTTGTCGGGACTGTGACAGGTCGTCTGACGTGTTACAAATCTCCCACCGGCTCCGGATATAATCTCCAAACCGTCACCAAGAAACAACGCCACTTGTTCAAGGCCGACCCTGACATGTGGATGTTTCAATGTGACTTGTCTGGTGCTGATGGCTGGACTGTCGCGGCTCATTGCCAACGCCTCGGCGATCCAACCATGATGGACGATTACTTGTTCGGTCTCAAACCGGCCAATATCATCGCCCTGATGTACGAAGGGATGAAAGTCAACGGGATGTCGCGTGAACAGCTCAAAGTCGAGGGCAAGAAAGTCGACAAAGACGGCTGGCTGTACTTTGCCTGCAAGCGCGTTCAGCACGGCTCCAACTATGGTATGGGGAAAATTACTATGTCTGACGTGATTCTAAAAGACTCCTACAAATACCTCGGAGAGCCGACGGTGGTTCCTTCGTCGACGTGTGAGCAGCTTCAACGTCTCTACTACATGCGTTACCCTGGCGTACTCGCTTGGCATCGTTGGATGGTGCAACAGCTCAAAGCCACTCGTTCCTTGACCAGCGGTTCGGGCCATACGCACCACTTCTTTGGTCGCTCGGACGATCACGATACACTCAAATCCGCCCTTGCGGATGAACCACAGCAGAACACCACCTACGCGACAAACCGCGCAATCTTAAACCTATGGCTTGATCCAGAAAACCGGAGTGGCTCCCGTCTAATCGTGGAACCTCTCCACCAAGTCCACGATGCCCTCATCGGACAATTCCCGAAGAAGCGTACCGACTGGGCTGTGGAGAAAATCCGTGGCTGGTTCAACGAACCATTAACAATAGCCGGACAATCTCTCGTCATACCTTTCGAGGGAAACTACGGCGACTCTTGGGGAAATCTCAATGTCGGAACAATTTGAAGAACTAGAAAACACACCAGAAATCATCGAATGTTTGGAGATGCTTCGCAGCACTCTTCATACCTACTACACCTTTTTCGGAATCTATCCCAAAGTTGCGTTTTGCTCACAAGAGTACTTTCGCTGCTTCCCTGTGATGGATCTGGAAAACCCTTGCTTAACCGTCAACGAAATAGACATCATTCCCAACCCTAACTTAAAAGGAAAAACAATCTACATAAGGCATCTACTATGAGTATCGAAAATACACTTAAAGCCCGGGGCAAGACCCACGGGAACTTTATCGACAATTCCAACGTGACTCAACATCTAAAACGAGTTATACGCTGCTCGAAGAACTGGGACACCATGGGCAACGTCAATCGCGAAGCCCTCGACATGATCTGTCACAAAATCGGTCGCATCTGTTCGGGCAATCCGTCCGAGGTTGACCACTGGCAGGACATCGCAGGCTACGCAACACTCGCCAAGCAAGGCATAACCGGAGACCTGAACTAATGCCAACCCGACCAATGTTAGCCGCGCTGGTACGAGACATCGACTTGCTCTCGTACCCACTCGTCGCCACACCAAAGATCGACGGAATCCGGTGTTTCATCCACGAAAGCCTCGGCCCCGTTTCTCGCACCTTCAAACCCATCCCCAACGATTGGATTCGAGGACAGTTGTCGGGTTTGCCTCCGGGTCTCGATGGAGAACTCATCGTGCCAGACGCAGACTTCAACGACACGCAGAGCGCAGTCATGTCCTACGATGGCATCCCTGAGTTCAAGTACCTCGTCTTCGACTATTGTCCCTCCGGCTGGGACTTTTTGGCCCACGTTCAACGTATGTCTATGATCCCAGCCGGACTCCCCGAATGGGTTGAGGTGCTTCGTGGACTCACGGTTCGGGATAGCCTCGAACTCACCGATTACGAAACCTCCTGTCTCGAAGGGAACTTCGAGGGCGTCTGTCTACGTGACCCGCTCGGCCATTACAAATCTGGCCGCGGAACCGTCCGCGACCGCACCCTCATGAAACTAAAAAGGTTCCACGACTCCGAGGCCACCATCCTCGGGTTCGTAGAACTCCAACACAATCAGAACGAGGCCGTAGTCTCCGAACTTGGCCTTCTAAAACGCTCCAAGCAATCGGCCAACCTTACCCTCGGTCAAATGCTTGGCGCACTGAAAGTCCGCGACGTCGTCTCCGGCGTCGAGTTTGAGATTGGCTCCGGTTTCACTACTGCCGAACGAATCGACATCTGGAACAATCGGTCCATGTTTCTCAATCGAATCCTAACCTACAAATACCAACTCTACGGCATGAAAGACAAGCCTCGTTGCCCTGTCTTCAAAGCCTTCCGCTACGACGTATGAACTTCTTTGCAAACTACATGAAATACTGTGAGGGTTGCGAGACCCCGGAAATCTACGATCTCTGGTCGTCTCTCGCCACCATGTCCTCGATTGTGTCGAGAAGAGTCTGGGTCAACCAAGGCTACTTCCGCATCTACCCGAATTTATACGTCGTCCTCGTCGGACCTCCGGGCGGGCGTAAAACCACCGCTATGAACGTCTGCAAGGATATGTTGACGGAACTCAAGACCATCAACTTCGCCGCGACGTGTATGACCAAAGAAGCCATGTGCAAATACATGGTTCAGTCTTGCATCAAGACGTTCACCATCCCCGACTCCGGACAGATCAAAGAATACACCCCGATCACGATGTGTCTCACCGAGCTATCGCACTTCCTTGGTGCGAACTCGGCTCACATGATCGACTTCCTCACAACAATCTATGACCAAGAGTTCTACGACGCCAAGACGAAAAACAAAGGAGACGATATTATCCCGGCTCCGTACCTTACGATCTTGGCTTGCACTACTCCGTCCAACATCACACGGTATCTCAAGGAAGACGTTATATCGGGCGGCTTTAGTCGCAGGACTTTATTTGCCTACGAGACCGACGATGGTGAGCCGATACCGTATCCTGAAGTTACTCCCGAAGCACAAGCAGCATGGGACTCCTGTGTTGCCTATGCTCGTAGTCTCGAAGGAATCTGCGGAGAGTTCACGTGGGACCCAAAGGCCAAAGACTGGTATGGAAAGTGGTACTGTGACTTCCACAATTCCCTCAAGAACCACCACGAACAGCTGACCCGAGGTTATTTGAAGTCGAAGCACGTTCAACTGCTGAAAATCTCAATGTTGGTCGCACTTGCCGAAGAACACGTCCTCGTCTTGAAACGCGACCACCTTGAAATAGCACTTGACATGCTCAACCGTTTAGAGAAAAACCTGCACAAAGTCTACGAGGGCATGGGTCGCAACGAACTCAACGCAATCTCCGCCCGTCTCATCGAGCTTCTGGAGACAGCAAAACGACCACTCCCTGAAAAGGAAGTGGTCGGTATGCTTTACCGAGACGCGGATACGGCGGAAATCTACAGTCTCCTAAACCATCTCCACAGCGTCGGAAGAATTGTCCGGCTCGAACAACGAGCTAAGGACGGCTCTTTCACTCGTAAAGTTGTGACAACACCGGAGATAGCCGACCGCGAGTTCCCCGGTTGGAGAGCAAGTCTGCCGCCTCCCACCTAGACATAGTCGGATCGCTTTCAACCAGCGAATCTATTTGTGCAGCCCGCCGCACAGAGGTCATGGATGGTCCCAGTGTGGGAACTCCTAACCTTTGTGCTGCGGCTGCATGGAGTTGTTTTCTTGCAAGACTCGTGGATTGCATCGGAGTTTGTGGCACTCCAAACAATTCGTCAATCCGCCCCTGCGTCGGCCCCGCCGCGCGGCTCCCCAACTCTCTCGGGTCTGGTGGCAGAGTCAACTGCCCCAACCTGTTCGCCACACTTTTCATCAAGTCCCTCGGATCATTGCCGCTTTGCACTTCTTTGCGGAACAATCTGGCAGCGTCAGAGTCCTGTCCCGCCTGCAACTTGCGAGCAATGTCCGTTGTCCTTCGGCGTTTAGCCTCCAGTGCCGCCGTCTCTGCCTGTGCCGACAGCCTAGCATAATCCTGCCAACGGCTGACTCGGCTTGGCGTGAATCCGACAACCCTTCCAAGTTGCTCGGCCACACTCAAATCCGTTGCTAACAAGTCTCTCGTATTCGGGTTGATGAATACATTCCCTTGTTCCAACGCTTGAGCCATCCGTGCTACGCCCCGAGGCATGACCAACTCTACCGCTTTCTGTGGGTCGAGGTTTGCCGTCTCCTTCGTCGCTTTGATGACGTTGTTCACAAGGCTTGCCGAAGGTCCGATAAAGTTCGACCAATCAATTCCATTATACGGTGAGATGCCCAAGGTCGTCGAGAGGGACAATCTGGCACCCATGTCCGGAGCGTTGGACAACACCGACGGAAGACCTTTTGCCAAGGCTTGTCCAAGGAAACCTCCCAACTCCTCGTCATCTCCAAGCACCTGCGACAACACTTCTCTCACCGCGAGTTCCGGGTTAGACCCAGGAAACAACTTCTGAAAGGCTGCCATCGCTGGTGCGAGGAATGGCATCCCTAACGCTCCGGCTAAGGCCATTTGCGTCATCACCATCTGCATCATCGCCTTTCGGTGTTGCACGATTTGCGCTGGCGTCAGGCCACTACCCGGCAACGACTTTCTGATTAAATGCCCCATCAGGGTCATCATGCTCGTCGAGTAGGTCTGGAGGCTGAACCCCGTCTGTGCCATAGCTCTCGGCAAAGCGTGGAACATTCCCACAGGCCTGTTGTACTTTCCTCCGCCAAACATAGAGTGATCTTTGACGAACTTGGATTCGCGATACGCGTCCTCGACCGAAAGTCCGCGTTTCCGAAACTCCTTATAAGCCGCGATGAACGCAACCTCTGAGTTATACGTGGGAATCTTGCTGTAAAACTTCCTGGCCGCAGCAAACAGCCCTACCAGCTTATTCTTAGCGATGTCAAATGCGTTCAAGGGTCGCATCCCGCCACGACTCCGCATGAAATTCACCGTTGAGTAAGACTCCAAGAAGTCTAACTCCGCATAAATCCCGGCGTCAACGACACCCTCCTCACGTGCTCGCTCCATTACAACTTTCAATTCTCCGACGTAGTTACCTCGCAGCGCCGCGGACAAAGCCTCCTTATTCGCGTCAGCTATCATGCCATACGACTTCGCGGCTTTTCCAAACTTCAACGTCAAGACTGGAGCCAAGGAGGTCAACTGTTGAAACGGCTCTACAATCATGTTGCTCAAATTATACGCCATGAAGTAAGCAAAGTTCATGGACGAAATTGAACGACCAATCTGCGAGTCTGGTTTCAAGACATTTTGCACGTGCCTTTTCGCGTATGTCTTCAAGTTCGCCTGAATATCAAAGGCGGGGTGGGCCAACGCAATCTCGGACTCCATCTTCACGTGTCTGTTCTTAATCGCATGGATGACGTTGTTCATATGTTCCTGTTGCACAAAGAACATATCCAACATCTCCCTGCTTTTCGCGTGGCGACGTTTGACTGGCGTAAGCACACTCTGCGCCGCGATTGCTTCTTCAAGTGAAGTTGTATAATCCAAAGAAACCGCCATCTCGCCTCCCTTTTCCTCGCCGTATTTATTCACCAACCTTTCTTTTAGTCGCTTTGTCTGCGCGTCAAAAAACTCGAACACGCGCATGTCTCTCGTAACCCCCGCCGACGACTCGTTCGGGTTGATGTTTCGCACAACCTTCAACCGTTTTTCCTTCACGCCAAGTTCACGATCCTTGGCCGTTTTCCAATAGAAACTCTGCGTCTTGCCCTTATCATCCGTATAGATCACTCCATACGAACCTTGCCGACGTTCCGTCATGAAGTATCCCGCGCGGCCAGTTAGAATCTTTCCTAAGTCTTGTGCCTTAGCAAAGTTCAACAAGAGCTGATTCGCCACGTCAGAGAAGGCCTCGTAGTACTCCGGCTTCCCAGGCACGTCCGGAGGCAAATACGCCCACGCTTCGTCGAAAAACCTTTGTGCGCGATCCGAGTGTTCTTTCCTATTAAACGCATCACTCTTAGCAAGTTCGTTATAATCGAAATACTTGCGAAGCGCCTTCGTGAAGGCTCGTGCCTGATCGACATTCAGCACACGATCATTCACAATTTCCAGAACAGCCACCTGACTGAAATGTTCAAACGCGGCGTTGGTCATAATGTCCGCCATGTACCGCATTTGGTTCTTCGTTCCATTGTAAACTGCTTCCGCAGCTTCTCTTTCGTTCGCGTTAAGCTTATGCTTGTTGTAGTACGTCTCCCTTACATTCGCGTCAAAACCATTCCACTGGGTCACTTGCTTCACTCGTTCCGTCGCGGGATCGTGCTCAACTTTAAACTGTTTGTCATCCCCTTCAAGTTGTTGTGCCAAGGCCATTTCGGAGAAACAATCCCGAATCTTCTGACTCTTAGCGACCATTTCCCATTGCCTTGTGGTCTTGGTTTCAACAAACCCAGTGCCAGTTGAAGCCTCCAGACCAACGCCGGCGGTGAACAGTTTACTAACCTGAGCCTTAGCCAAGTGATCCGCGCTGGACAATGCATCATACAACGGCCTTAGTTCAGGATATTGTGCCGCGGTCATTACGAACGGTGCAATGTTCTTGAGCCACCAACTCAACTGCTTCATTGCTTCCGGTGACTCTGGACTTCCGACTCCGGACACCGGTGCTAACGTATCTGCTTTCGCCGCAGCGTAGTTTTCAACATCCTCCGGACGCATCTGACCAGCTCCGACAGACTTCACAACCGCCTGAGCGTTTTCTTGCAACACGTCCGGACGGAGTTTCGCAATCGTGTACGTCGCCGCGATCTCCTGTTCCCTTTTTAAAACGTGCTGCGCGGTCTGACGAAAGAACTTGTACGTAGGTAATACCTTCGCCGCTAACTCTTCAAAGCCAGCAGACTTCAAATAGCCTTGCACTCCTAGCCAAGCACTCGCCTGTCGGGTCTTATGCAGCGCAATCAAAGCTCTGGTTGGATCATCAAGTTCCAACGAATCCAAGGCTTTGTCAATGAACTTTGTCACAGCCGCCGGAGACTCCATCGCAAAATCCAACGAAACTAAAAACTCGTGCACGTCGCTGGCAGCATACTTAGGAGTGCTTGTGGCTACATTGAACTTTTCATGAGCAAACTTAGTAAGAGCTTCTGTTCGCGCGACTCGTTGCTCTGGCGTAAGTTTTTGATAATAACCAACAACCTCATTGAGCAAAGACGCGATCCGCGGGTCTTTGAGAAACGCTTTGGTGATGTCCTCTGCTAGTTTAGTCTCAACAGCATGGGCGCTTTCATGTCTTGTTGTAACGCCGAACTCAACAGCATCTTCTGCCGTGTAGTTAATCCCAACCGTATCATCATTCGGGTTGTAATAACCTACCGCACTTTCGTCTTTTGTCGGATGCCACAAAACGTTTCGACCAGCTCCGTGAACCATCTCCATGATTGCCGGTGCCATAGCGTCGGCAAACTCCCGATTGAAGCCCAGCTGTAAGTAATAACCTTTAATGGTATTGAACTGCGACTGTGCTTCTAGCCCAACGCGGTTCACAGGTAACATCCTCACATCCCTCTCGGTGACCTTTTCCAACGAACCCTTTACCATCCAGTACATGTTCCCTTCGCGGTGCAGCTTCGCACCAAGCACCGGCCTCCAAAGCGTCCCGAACGCCTCAGCATCAATCGGAGTTAGATAGATTCGATCCCCGTTCTCAACCTGCTGTCTCGTTGTCGCTTGCATCGCATCCGTAACTCTTGTCAACAACGGCCTTTCGTCGCGGGACATGGCCCAGTTTTGTCCGTCGGCATCCCCGCGAGTCTCCGATGTTTTCCACTGTTCAAACAGCGGCGCGTTCTTGATAGGCTCGTACGATTTCAACGACTCCTCAGCAAGTTTAAGCTCAACCTCAACACGATCCCTCGCGGCGTTGATCTGCTTCTCCAGCAACTCTCGACCTTTTGCTCCACTCACCTTCGTCCACTGTTCATACAAAAGCGTCAGCTTCTCCGACGCTTCTTGGTACGCCTTCATAGACGTCCTCCGCCACTCTGACAGCTCCTCAAACGCTTCAGATTTAGCGACGAGTCCAGCCAACGTTTTATCGTGCATGGCGACCTGGGTAGAGAACTCAAGCAACTCACGCTCCGTATCTGTCAACCTAACAACCAAATCAAGCTGACGTTCGTCTTTCGCCCTTGCCAACTGCGTTGTTAATCTTTCCCGTTCAGCGAGCAGTTCCACAATTCTCGCCTCGCAATTCTTCGTGACGCTTTCATGCAAGTGGAATACTTCCATCAAATCCAATGGTTTCTGCGGTTCCCATTTCTGTAACCTCTCCCGGACATACCTCATGGCTTCGGCTTCACTCACCGCACCTTCTCCACTTTCGTCAAACGCCCTCGCTGTAATCGTCCCTTCCTCTGGAGTGTATTCAACCGGAACTGTGCGCCTATTCGAAATCTGTGATGCCCAGGTTTTAACGATGGCTTGTTCTGTCGCAGACAGCTCCTCCATCTTCAACGGAGCTGGGTGATTCACCATCTTGTATTCGTTAATCGCCTTGGTGATCGAGCTGATTTTAGACTCATCCGGTTTCGGATTCTCGATACCGAGTAGATGCGGCACCAGCAACTTCTTCGCCTCGCCTGCGTCCTTCGCACCGCGAGCAAGAGCCAAGTCACTATACGCTTCTCGCGGAACTTGCACCCCAATAGCTTCAAGCTGTTTCAAGGTTCTTTCGTATCCTGCAAAGAACTCCTCCGCCTTACTTTCCTTACCTTTTCCGAGGGACAAGCTTTGCAGTTGCTTCCTAACAAGATTCAAGGACTCGACAGCAAGTTTCATGTCTACTTGCTTTTCGAGTGGCACTGATCGCACCCGATCCAGTATCTTTTTCATCAACGCCTGCTGTTCGACAGGCAGCGAAGCTGTGGCCAACGGCGCATGAGAGCCTTTGCCCGCAGTCGGCAACCACGAACCATTCAACACCATCGCTTCTGCCGTTATCGCATCCACCGGAGTCGTCATTCTACCCTGACTTGCGGGATTCTCTTGTTCTGGAATCTTACCTCCAGTCGGTCCAACACGCTCGACCAAGTCAGGCCGAGCCTTTTGTGCCCTTGGACCAAAAATCAACCCTCTAGGCGCAGTTGCTTGTGCGTCTTGCACGTGTAGCTGAACGGCAAACTCCTCGACAAGTTGTTTCGCCTTCGCGTTCTTCTCGGGAGCCTCGAACACACTACGAGTCAACCCCCTCTCGACAAACCACGAATCTGGGTTCTTTTTAATCTCCCTCAACGCGTTCGCACGATAAACCGCACGATCGGCCTCGACCACTCCAGTCCACGTCTTAAAGACTGGCGCATCCTCCAACAACCGATAAAGGTCATCCCTCACCATGAAGCCTTTTCCCGCCCGCAGTTGCGTCTGGATTCCAGGACTTCCTGGCAGCCACCTACCCTCCTTGTTCTGTTTCCACGGAGCGTAGCCACCCTGGGCCTCGTATTGAGTGACGGACATTGCTCTCACCACAGCCTGACGTGCTCTATCTAGCACGTTTTCTGCCATCGCGGGACTTCCGAACAGCTTCGAAAACATTCGATGGAAAACAGCGAACACGCGACCCAGCAACGTCCCGTCGTCATACTTATTCTTGTAGTTAGGTGACGGCAGCTTAGTGGGATCAATCACCAAATCCTTCATGTAGGAAATCAGCTTTGGGTCGCGAAGCACACCCTGCATGAACTCGATGGGAGATGACAGACTGTGCAAATACTCCCTCCCGATCACTCGATTCCCTGCGTCATCGTACCCGTACGAATCTGACACGTACTTATGCAAACGTGTCACCTCTCCGCGAATCTCATCGTCATGCAAGAATCCAAACACTTGATTCATGTGCAAAACTTCGTGATGCAGATCGTCGAGAATCTTCTCAGGAGACTTGAAACGAAACCACCTGTCTCCGGGAATATGCTCAAAAGGACTCATCATGATTCCGGGAGAACCGGAGCCATCCTCATACCAATAGAACAACGCACCCACCGTTGGATCTTTCGCTTGCGCCACACCAACACGACAATTCATGCCACGTTGGAGAAGTACCTGCAACTCTTTTAGCTTTTGTTTGTTTTCAGCCGTCGCCATGTTCGGCAAGTCGGCCAAGTCCTCCAGCCCACCTAAGAGTTGCTTCGTATCCACGTAACCGCGTTCCTTGAACGTCTTTTTCAACATCCCATACAAGCCGGACAAACCAGACGTATTCTTGACAACCGTCTGCTTGCCGTTAGTATCTTCGACCGTGTATTCGGTGACCTTCGACACCGTCGTCTTGACCCTATCCAGCACCTCGTCCGGGAACGCTGGATCAAAACGATCGGCCCAATCCACCGTGTGACCGATTTCCGCAAAGTCCAACAGACCCTGTGGCATGGTCTTACGCAACCTCAACCCTGGCTTTCGCTCTTTCAAATACGGCGACTGGATGCCCCGAACCACATAATCCGCCACCGCCAATGCAGCTTCGATGACATTCGCACGACCGCCGAAGAAATTACGCTTCGTCAAGGCCACAGGCTGCACGCCAAGCAACTCCGCCAGCTTCCGTGCTTGTGGAACATAATCAGCCATGAACCCCTCGACACCCTCTGACCTCAACGCTCCGCCCTTTTTCGCCAGTTTCACCTGTTCCGGCGTGGCTTTTCCTTGATTAACCAACTCGACCAAATCGACGTCTTTCTCGCGTCTAAACGAGATAACCGACGGCAAGCCATCCGATAAAGCAAAGGAAAGTACCTTTTTGACTTTTTCTCGCAAGTCAACGCGAAGTTTGGGACCGAAACTATTAGACGAAACTCCTGGAAACGCAGTTTCGATTGCAGTCTTAATCTGAGCGTCAGTCAACATATCCACCCCAACTCGGAGGGACTGCATCAGATGTTCGTGCAACGCAAGACGAACGGACAGCTCCGGACTGGCGTTAATTCTCCTATAAGCGTTTTGAAGTAGATTAGTCGTTTGGCGAATGTCAATACCCGACTCCGAAGAAACTCCCTCTGCGGTTTCATAAGCTTGAGCTTCTTCACCTTCTCCAGCTTCCCTAGCCGCTTCGACATCCTCCGCAGTCTCACTCTCATACTGCTTTTTCAACAACTCTTTGACGACAGTTTCACGCTCTTCTGCGTCCATCGAATCGAATCGCATGTAACGTACCTTGCGAATTTTCCACTGTCCTTTGTCTCTCTCCGCTATCAGCGGCTCACCGGCGTATGTTTTGTCCTTCTTCAGCACTTCTTGGGCCGCAATTTCAACCTCAGCTTTAGACGCTCCGACAAGAGTGTTACCGTTCTCGTCCGTAACATAATCCGAACTAAGCTTCTGTGAGTACGCCTTAAGCATAGCTCGTTTAGCCGCGCCTCGCACCTTAGCCTCGAAAGCCCGGACAGACTTAGAATCTTCCCAGTTAATCGGTTGGCTGTAGTCCAAAATCGCTTGGTCGATGGCACGAGAGACTTCAACATCAACTTGGAAAGCCTTAGAACCGTCAGGATCGGACTCCGTTGTTTCGTCCAATCCAAGCTTCTCCATTGTTTCAAGCGTGGTATCTTCGTCCAACCGTTTCTCTACCAACCCCAGCTGACGCTCCAACTCCGTTTTCTTCGTGACCAACTCGGGAGTTTGCTCCCGCGTGTCCATGTCATCAAGCAACTTAACGAGAGTCTCAGCCGACTGTTGTAACGCCTCTCTTTCGGCCCGAACTTCATCAATCGTACGTCCTTTCTTGGTTTTAAGATGACGTCCGACTAACCTGTCAAAAAAGCTTAGCGTCCGCACGTCACGCTGACCCGACTGCAAGATTGTAGTTGTTTCTGTCTCCGTGTCAAAGTGAGTTTTCGGAAGACCTGCATCAGCTTTGTCAACGTCAGTCCCGAAGATGTGTGCCACACGCTTAACAAACTCAGGATCATCTTTCATCCGTTTTACTGCAGAGGCATCAGCTTCACGTTCCGCGAATCTCCGTTTCGAACCTTCAATCTCAGCCCAAAAGTGTTCACTAGAACGCTCATTCCAACTGTCGGTTTTAGCTCGAATGACATTCTTTGCAGAATCCAGTGACATGTCCTGAGCCAACACCTGCAGATACTCAACAAGACCACTCGCGGCGTCGTTCTGTTCTTTCTTGTCCTTGAACTTCCCGCCAAGTGTCTCCTCTGCCCATTCCAGTAACACCGTCCTCGGAACTTTCTGATCCCGAAACTCGACGGTCGACGTTTCAAACGTTCTCTTGAAGATGTCTTGCAGACTTCCGAAATCGTCGCGAGCAAACGCGACGTTATCAGCAATGCTCCCCGCGAGTTCGGCGGGTTTCTGCGGCATACCCCCAGCCCAAGCAGCCTCAAACTCGCGTTGAACGTGTGCCTGATCAAACCGCATACCAGGAATACGAGTCTCCAACTCAGCCAACTGATGCTTCAAGACACGTTCAGTCGCTCGTTTTGTCGTCTTATGCTGCCACTTGGGATTCAGCTTCCGTCCCTCCGCCACATCAAACGCGACAAAAGGCACATTCATCACAACCTGCGCGGCGAGGTTCTGCGGCGAGATAGTCTCCGACAAAGCTTCCCCGAACGTCACGTCCTTCTTAATCGTCTCGCTGAGAAGTTGCTGACCGAGTCCTAGCCCAATACCACCCACCTGCATCCCGAGCTGTTGTCCTGCAACCTGCCCTAGCGTCTTCGGGACCAGCTCTTTCCCCAACGCAGCCGCGTAGCTTGGACTGACATTCTGAACCTTAGTCAACAAGTCAGCATACAAAGTCCCGAAGGATGGTGCGCCCATCTTCGACAGAACTTTCTGTCCCACTGAGTGCATAGCCTTTGGCATCAGTGCTGCCCCGGCACCAGAAATCAACGACTGAGGAATATCACCCGTCGCGCCGTAGGTTCCCGCCGCAGCCATTCCGCCCATCGTTGCCAGACTCGCCAGCCCAGCGACACCAGCACTTGCGCCAAGGTACGGCAGGGCCGCACCAACACCGAGAGCAGCCCCCACGTCAACGGCAAGCGAAGGAATAGCACCGAGTGCTCCTTCCATCGAACTTTCCCATTTGGCTCGTCCTTCTTCACCCGCCCCGACGAGGTCAGCGATGCCACCACCTGCAGCTTTGCCCCAACGTCGCATCGGCTCAACCATTGGAGCCTCGATTCTCTGCTTCGTCGCCATTGCACGACGAAACCAGTTATCGCCAGTCAACCCGGCGTCGAAGTCCTGAGTTCCCGACACTTCATTCATGAGCGTGGAAAAATCCACGAGGCTCATGTCGGCAAAGTCAGGGTCTTGCTTTGCTTTGTCGTAGCGATCTACGATTTGGTAGAAGTCGTATGGCATAATTAAAGCGGCTCAGGGAGTCCAAAAGTACCTTGATAATAGCGTTTAAAAGCTTCATACTTTTTCATTAACTCTTGTTGAGCAAGACGCGCTTCGGAATCTTGAGCGTCGGTTGTACTTGTAAACAAACTAGGCTGTAACGCGGCAGCAAGTCTAGAGTTTTCGTCACCCATTCGCCTCCAAAGAATGTGTAAATTAGTGGGAGACTCGTCTTGAGGTAAATTATAATCAGCCAACAGTTTTAATATGTTGTACGGAGAATCTTCAGCGATCGGAGAAACGCTTGGCACCGGTTGCGTCGAAGTATCAGACGGCTTGGGCACACTTTCAGGCGAAGTTACCGTCGGCGTCATTTCCGGAACTTGCACAACAGCCTCCGGATTGAATCCATCGCGTGGTTTGTATTCAACCCCGCCGGGAACCGCTTTTGGAGTTTTAAACTCAGTTCCATTCTCGTCCACAATAACAGGCATCCCTGGAGGTCTTGGTTGATTCAAAGACTCAGCAGCCGCGAAACCAAACTTATTCTTAACATTCGTCAAGGCGTTGTTATTCGTGTGACCTTCAGGCATTGTGATCAGATCGGGCTGGAACCCAACCTTAGCGTTAGGAAACTGCTCACGTTTCTTCTGATCCGCAAAACCACGGCCCGCAACTCTCGTACCCCAATCACCAAGCGCCTGTCCAGGAGCAATAGTCGGCGCACCGACGTTCTGCAAGGCAGCCCGACGTTGCACAGCCAGTGCATTTGGAAGTCCCATAGAATCCGCCTGACTCTGCATCGCAGCTTCGTTCTCGAAGCCGAATTGTTGCGGATTCAACGTGCTCCAATCAGCACCGACTTTGTTCGCAATTCCTTGTCCTTGCGAGAACGTCGGCTTCCTATCCCAAAACCCTTGGATGCTGGCATTAGTTCCTCCGGTCGCAAGACTGCCGTAATCTTTCGCCGCAATACCTTGGCTTTTCCTCGCCTGCTCCGCGGCCATCTGCTCAAACACGGGACCGAGAGGATTCGGAGGTAGTTGTGGTGTTGCGTAATTAACAGGCGCAGCGGCAGGTTGTGCCGTCGGCTGAGCCACACGCAAATCCTGTGGTGAAAATTGTTGCTGCTTGCGCTTTTCTTCGTCAAGCAACAGTTCGAGAATTGAAGGTTGTGGAGGCATAATTAAAGAAGTTTAGCTGCTTTGGTTTTCTGTGCGTCCGTCGCGTTAGTTTTCGGTTTTTCTGGTGTAAGGTAGCTTGGCGGCACAAGCTGAGAATCAATGCCCAACTCGGCGCGGCCAAAAAGTTCTTGTGTTAGTCTTTTCACTTCGTTCCAATCTCCAGCTTCTTGTGCTGCGCCGATAGCGGTGTAAAGAGGATGCAACTTCAACTCCCGAACCCTGGCTTCCCTCCCTTCCGACAAGGCTTTTCGTTCTTCTTCCCGAACGCCACGATCAGCCAGAGAGTTCGACACGGCTACCGATGCCGCACTTGGATAACCAAGCTGATTCGCGTATTGTTCTGTCCTCGCGTCCTGCTGGAGATTCTGCATCCCCCGCATGGCGTCGATATCTGCGTTTGGTCTTGTTGCATTATACAACTCAACCATTGGCGCGAGCTTCTGAAAAAGTTCTTCCATCGGATCAGGTCTCCGTGGACGTTGTCGATTTTCTCTATGTCGTCGTTGTTTCATAATTATTTACCACTTTCCGGCGGGACACTTTTGGCTCCGCCATTGTTTCGCAAAGTCCAATAATCTAACGGACAGCTTTGTGTATTACAAACACAACCTCGCTTGACCACGCAAGTCTTGGCAACGCGATAGTCGCAAGCAAGGCAAATCCGACGAGCTTCGACAAACAGCGGAACTCTCATGGCTGTGCCCACGTTATAGCAACACTTACATCTTGCGCTCGCGTTAAGCTAAGGTTATAGTCTTCGACTGGTTTATCGCAGTACATATTTACGCTGTTTCCAGCAAGTGTGGCCGTGCCACAGTTATCCTCAAGGGCTTGAAAATTCGCGAGATTCGTACAAGGCGCACCGAAGCGGTCGTCAAGGTCACAATAAGCGTTGTACGAAAAGGCCGACTCGACTACGACGTTCAAAGTTATCCAATAAAGCCAATCGGCTTTGTCATTCCCCGTGCCTTTAATCCACAGACCCGGGAAGGACCACGCTTCCAGACCTTCAATACCTTCGTCAGTGTCGCACCACGAAGTAACATCAGAGGCTACTTGCACAAACAGACTAGTACAATCCTCGGTAGACTCAATCGTATCGGACAAAGTACAAGTATAAGTCTCTCGCGTGTTCTGGAACACGGCGTCAGTATAGGTTCTATACCGCACCGTTGCAACAGAAACGTGATCAGACATGAGAATCAACTCGAACGCGTCGTAGATTTCTACCCCAGTTACCGTAGTCTCCCAATCAGAATACAACGGATCAGACACCTGCAATTCAATGTAAGTCTCGTCGTAGTAGCCATAAACGACAAAGTTCTCCGAAATGCCGGCTGTTTGTATATCACACACCGGGAAACTGTACGTTACGTCCACGCGTTGCAAGTTAGTACAAACATTGTCTGCAATCTCATAGCCAGTGTAAAAACCTGGTTCTACACTCCCAGACCAGCTTGTATGAACTTCACCACAATCCTCAAACAAGTCATTGATCTGCGTCCGAAAAGCGTCACAATCAACTTGTGTACCTGGAGTTGACGAATAGTCCCAAGTAGACAGTCCGTAAGTCCCTGGGAACAGATAAATACCATACGTCACGTCAGTTATACCTGATTTTCCGTACTCCGGATCAGAGCTATCGGTTTCCCCGGAAAACGTAAGTGTTATGTTCTGGTCTCCTGGACACCCCGGAGTAGTCGGACAGTGCACAACAGCATCAGCAGTACCAGTCCAAGTAGTATGCCGCACAACCTCGCAGCCCACAACTTCCGTCCAACTGGTAACGTAAACCTCCCCGTTACTGATGTCAACGTACACAGCACCACCCCCACAAGGAGCGCAAACGTCCGGCAAGCTTATCGTCATTGTGCCAGAGAACGTCAACGTAGCCGAGAAATCCGAGTAGTACTTTCCATCATAAAGGAAATACCAGTCCGACGCAAACCTACCCATTTCTTTATAGGACGTCGCGGACGGGGCACCCCAGACAACTCCGTCGTCCATTAAAAACTTTCCATTAACCCTAGCAGCCCAAGGACCAAACGCCCACAGTTTATTTACCGACTCAAACGAAATGGGTATAAGAGTTTCCCCGACAACTTCCGAACACGGAGTAGTCTCACTGGTCGGACAATACCCGTTAATTGGCAAGAGCCACGGTTTCATGCGAGAAGAAAAGTCCGTTCGACGATTTCTCCGTCTTCGCAGACGTAAAGTGTGTAGGGTGCTCCAACAGAAGCCTTCCCTCCGCCACCGCCCTGCCGCGCAGCCCTATCCACCAACCACTTCCCACCCCTTCCACTCGCGCCCATAATCGTCAGCGCATCTCCCACTCGACCTTTTGTGTCCTTCTTCCGTTGTTCGGCTTGCTCCTGCCAGTCAGCCTTGATGTCACGAATGGACTTCAGAGCCTCTTTCCGAGACACTCCTGTAAGCTCTCGTACCCCTTTTACAAGATCACGTTCCTCACGGGTCGCTGATCTGCGGATGTCGTAGCCGTCGCTCATGCGGGTGTCACAGGAATCTGCGCCAGTACTTCCGTCCGAACTTTCAACCCGAAGGGTCCGTCCTTCACGTCTCCGGGAATCACGATCCAGTCGCCAGCAGTCCAAACACTCACAGCACTTCCGATGGAAGGGGTGTCACCAGAAACAGAGTAGACCTTAAATGTCGGCGTTGCAACAATGTCTTTGACCCCGATTCCGGTACTCTGGGGACGTACTGACGCACCATCGGGTAGGGCCACCTCTTCCCCGTTAACGTAAATCTCGTAGTCAACTCCAGCGCAAATATGCGGTTGTAGCGGAGTGCTCTTGCACACGGCGCGGCCATCAAAAATACTCTCGGTGTAAATCGTCAGTTGCTGTTCTTGAAACTGCGTTACAGCATACGTTGGTGTTGTCGCGTCGGAGAACGTAAAGGTTCGGATGTTCAACGTCTTGGCCGGACCCCGATAACCGTTTTTGTATTTAATGTGCCACTCCCAATCGTAGTTGTCACCCACAGCCCAACCGAGAATGACATCGGTGAGAATGTCTGGCACCACAATGTTCGCCACATCGTACCACTTATGAACCTGGCTCGTAAAAGCCGAAGCAGTCACCACCGAAGTAATCTTCAACGACCGTCGATCGTCGTAGTCCTTGTATTCCGTTCTGGTGATAACTCCAGCTGCCGTTGCCTGCGTTGCTGGGGTATTCGTCTTTGCGACCAACTGCTTTTTGACAACGATCGGCACGGACAGTCCGTATTCCTCGTAAATCGTATTCTCGATCAACTCCGGATACGCCGCGGCGATCAGCTTGGTGACGCGAAGAATGCCCGTTACCCCATCCCCCGTCGGAGTCATATCAGCTTCCAACACACGGAACTTATCGTTCCCACTCACACCCATGTAGGCGTAAATGTCCAACGTACCAGCCGCCGTATACGTCCCGGACGTCAGATTCGGATACGACAGATCAGTCGCCCCAGTCTCATACGTCTCCTGCGTAAACCACGACAACAAACACAGCTTCTCCATCACGAACGCCTCACCGTGTTCCGTCTCGACCATCCCGACGTTCGGCGCTAGAGTCGTCGAAATCTCCAATGTAACCTGCGTCAACTTCCGTTCGTCTGTTCTTTCTTGCGTCAACGCAGAAGCAGCAAGAGTCCCGGACAGCGTCGGCAACGCTTCTCCAAGAGACACTTGCTGCTCGGTTTTAACAACTTTGACAAATCTCTTAAACTTCTCTGGAATCGCATCCAACGACCCTTGAAAGGTCGAAGTTAAGATTTGTCCTTTATTCTTGTTCGTGTTGCTCATTCCAAGTCGTAACTATCAGCCCCGGTGCTCATAAGCCCCGCGTTCCAGTTTAGCAGGTCTAGCCACGCATTTTCCGCTTGCTTCTCCGGCGGTGTGAGATTTCCTTCCTGTCGATACACGAACTCTTTAACCAAATGGTTGCACTCACACACAGCCTGCCAGAACAGATACTCCGAGCCATACGTCAAAAAGAAGTCCGACGTAACAGAGCCGCTGTAATCAGGTAGCCATTGAACGACGTCCAAATACAACGTGATCGTTGCGCCACCCCACACCGTTTGCGACTGCGGATACAACTGCAAGGTGTCGCCAAACTGCACCACCCAAGGATCCGTGAAAGTCCAAGCAGGACTTTCCTGTACCGAAAGCGTCGAATACCTCTCAGCGGAGTCCTTCACCTGACTTTCACGCCCGACGAAGCGCACGGGACGAGCAGAGCCATTGACCGGGAAAAAGGCGTCGAGCACCTTCTTCACCGTGACTGCTGTATTCGTCCCGTGCAACTTCGCGTTTGCGAGCGAACCTCCGGTGGCGACTGCCACCGACAGGTCTGCTGAACACTTCGCCAACTCAAAGTCATGAAGCCGCTGGGCACGACGCTTCGCAGCGTTGATCCCTTCGAGCAACAGATCGACACTATTCAAGGTGTACTTGGCAGTATCCCCAGCTACCGAGAGTCCCAGATACCCAGCAACTTTTCCTTTGAGGTCAGCGAGTGTCATGACAGATTACTGATTGAGGTCGTTCTTTGCGCCAAGGCCGTCCTTGGGCACGCCGCCAGACGTCTTGTACTGGACGGTCTTATTGCTCTCCGTGAAAACCGGAGAGTCTTTCGCCCCGCCGTCGAGCATCGAGGTCTGACGAACGTCTTTCCCGTCGCTCATTGAACAGGTCATGTTTTTCAGTTTTTCGCTAGGTACTCCAGCCATATGTTTATCTCCTTTGTTTGTGGTTAGTAACCTTTAATTGTGCAGCTGTACGTATCTGTCGGCGCGTCAACTGGATTGATCGAGCCGTCGGCTTCGTCAATTTCCAAGGTCAACAAGCTCGTTCCGTCATACGACGGAGCCGCCAGAATTACAGCACTGTTGTCATCTGCAACGAGAGGTAGCACTTCCTCGATCTTCGTCAAACCAAAGGTGGATGCGGGGATGTCACCCGCAGTTCCACCTTCAGTATCAAGAGCGAGAGTGCCCACCAGAACGTTGCGGCGGCGGGAGTTTGTCCCTCCCTCCGACCAATAATCCGACATCGTCCACGTAGGCATCTTTACTTCCTTTCGGTTACGGAGTCGCAGTCAACACGTTCTTGATGAACATGTGACTTTCGGGATACCGGACCTCCAGGCCCGACTCACCGCGCCATTCATCTTCCCGGTAGTCAGCGTTGTTCGGCTGAACCATCTTGAGAAGAGTCGTATCGCGGCCATCCAACGCCCGATAGATCAGGTTGTTGACATCGAGGAACAGCGCAGAGTTGCGAAGAGTCGCGTTCTGGCTGAACAGCGGATGCGTCTTGTAGTGCACCGTTCCGAACGGCGTTGCGTGAGACACGATGTCCCAGCCCCACTGATTCTTCACAGGCACGTTAACGTTCAACGTCGCTTTGCCGAGGTACAGGTCGTGAATGACCTGCAAGAACCCGGTCCCGCAAAACACCAGCTTCTCCTGCGCCACGTTGTTCGTGACTCGGAACAACCGCTCCAAGTAGTTGTGATACTGCTTGAGGCTCATCGTTCCCGTGGAGTTGTTGATGATCCGTTTGTTGTCGTCAGTGTCAGCCGTCGCAGCCGAACCGCCCGGACGGTAGTTGAACGCTCCGCCGTTGGTGGTGTTACCGAGTTCCCACTGTTTCAGGAACCACTCGATGCCGCCAGTCGTCCGACGCGGCAGACCCGTCACCGAGTCCGTCGACAGCGTCCGAGTACCAAACAGGAACCCAAGCTCCATCTCGATAGCGTGCTGCAACGTGGCATCCTTCGCTTTGTCAGCGTAGGGGCCAGTCTTGTCGAACTTGAGGCCCGCCTTCAACACGGTGCCGGTGAACTGGAACGCAGTCCGCCAGATTTGCGTGTAGTTGACGATGTCCAACGGAATGTTCCACGGGGCAAGACTCGCACCCGTCTGACCTTCCGTTGCGCTGTTGCCGATGACGACAACTTCCAACCCAACTGTATCAGCGGCCGAGCCGCTAAACGCAACCGTGCTCATGTCCTCCATCGCCTGCACGTTGACTTTCGTCGTCGAGACAGTCGCGGTGACAAGGAACTTCAGGTTGTATGTCGCGGAACCAGCTTGATTCGGCCACCCACGAACTTCGAGGATATGACCAGCGCGAAGCATGGTGTTATCAGCAACATGCAACCGGTTGATCGTCGTGAACGGAACCATTTCCTGTCCCGCCGCGATATTAAACCCATCCGCGATTTCCGAGTCGGAAGTGTTTGTAATCGACCCAGTGCCGCCACTAACCGCAGCCGTTATAGTCTTCTGTTCAACGTGCCGCTTTTCAGAAATCTGAAACTGCGGATCGTTCGTCGTTTCCTCTTTCAGTAGCGCCATAAACGCCACCAGAGAAGCCGACCCATTAGGGTACTGGTACAGCACCGAGCGACGGAAGTTTGTCAACCGCAGACTGGCCTGTGACTCAGATGTAAGCAAACCAAGAATCATGGCTTGTGTTTTTCTCCTTTTTGTTTATCTTGTTGGGACGTAGCTTACCGTCGCGTGAACAATTCCTCGAACACGTTACCGGATGCAGGAGCCCGGTTGGTACCGCCACCGCCACGACCACCGTCACCCAACGGAGCCGGACGTTGTCCCGAGTTTTGAGTCACGGCAGGGCTTGCCCCACCGCCAGCGTTCGCGTCCAGTTTTAACACTGTTCGAACTCTGCCTGCTAGAGTGTCGAAGGCTTCGTCAAGGCTCTTCGCCTTGTAGCCCTCGTTTTTGAGTTGCCCAAAAACCATGTCTACAACAGCGTCGTAGTCTTTGAGGTCTTGGTGCTTCTCGTAAAATTTCGACTTTGCACGTTCGGCCTGTTGCTCTTGAGCATATGCCGACATCGGGGAGATTTCCTTCATCAACTCTTCCCGCATGATTTGCATTTGGTATTGCATCAACGTATTAAACTGCTGAAGCATCCCATCCCGCATTGCGGTGACCGCGCCAAGAGCGTCCTCACCACCAGCAAGAAGCTGCTCGACAACGGAAGCATCCGGCTTCCACACCTTGAACATCGTATCGAGTTCGTCCTGGGAATATTGCTTCGGCGGTGCGGGAGGTTGCACCGCTTTGACCGCCTCTGCCGTGATACGTGCAATATCCTCAGCAGTCATACCAGTCGGGCCGGGCTTCGCCTCTGGTTTCGGCTCCGCTTCTACTTTCGGCGCGGGTCCGCCAATTTGCCGACCGAAACCGTCAAACTGAGCCTCACCGCCACCACCGGACGCACCCTCGCCTCCGGGGACTCCACCAAATGAACCGCCACCATCTTCTGTCAACATGAGTTTGTATTTGCTAACTTTCATTTTTCTCCTTAACTAACTCTCGCAAAGCGTCCACCGATTCTGTCACCAGCCGCTCGAAGCGTCCCAAAGCTCGTCCTTCGCCTATTACTTGTTCGCGCGATATGAGCGATCCGATGTCAGGGGTGGCCAGCGAAAACACTGCCATTCGGCAGGCTTCGCTTTCTGTGGCGAGTTCTTCACAGAAAAGTTTGAACCAAGGATTCTCTACGAATCTGATTAAATCAGGCAGTTTGTCCAGGTGGTGTTCTAGTTGCATTTTGTTGGGTTTGTTGCTGTTGTGCCATCATTGCTTGCAGTTCCATTGGAGCTTGCAAGAACCGCTCGGAACCACGAATCCCTCGCAGTTCCGCAATCTCCTTAATCAAGTTCTGCATGGAAGGCAGCATTAACATTTGCATTGACGCGGGGTTGGAGAGAAGTCCAAGCAACAGCTCTTGCATCGACTGGGCCAAGTAGCCCTTCTCGCTCGGAGCCGTTCCGTCGAAAGTACGAAAATCACACTCAGCGGCTGAATCTTTCCACGCGGCAAACTGTTCCTCCGTCGCGGTGGCTCCAACATACTTCTTAAACAAGTTGAAGGTGAGATGTTCTGCGTGGTCTATCAGCATCTTTCGTCCGAGCGGAACGAACAACGTCTCCCACAAGACTGCCGCACCGGTCTTTAATCGCGATGCAGCACCAGCGTTGACCGAACGAGCTTCGTAGGCAGAGCGGCGACCGCCATTGTACAACCCCAACGCGTTGTCGTTGATTCCGGTGCAAGTTTGCATGAAACTCCACAACGTTTGAACATCACCAACATGGGCTTGAGTGACATCTCTCACGTCAAGTTGCTTGAGCCACATGTCAATTCCGCCCCTCGCAGACTCCGGCTTGAGTCGAATAATTGGACTACGGTTCTGCAAGTCCTTCATCTCGATGGCTTGTGGGTTGACGACGAGTTTCGTATCAATCGTCTTGCGAACAGAAGCCACGTGGGAATTGATAAACCACGAACAGACGTCTTGAAGCTGCGAGACAAGCTCGGCCAGACCCTCGTTGACGATTTGCTGTTGGTCGTTGTTAAACTGAGCAATGTCGATGGTGAAATCGTCGTGCGGATAGTTCATCGGCTCGACACGGAGTATGGTCTTGTCGTTCGCGTACCAGACAACATAAAGCTCCGGGACGTCACTGTCACCCAACGGCTTACCTTCAGAGATTTCAAACTTACTCGGAGTCAACCAAATCTGCACTTCGGTCACGACGCAAACACCGGGACTTTGCCCCGACAACCCAGTGAGCATCCCTTTTCCGGTGGAGTTTGTTGAATGAAGTCGTCGCTCGGTTAACATAGCATCCGCAGCGAAAGGCTCGATTTCATCCACGTTCGAAATCATACCATCACCCTCCATTTCACGCAACCGGGTCGTAGAGTATTCGTCCTCAACTCCGATGAACTCGCCTTCCGCCGCGCGTGTCAAAGGTAAGCGAGTGTCCGGAAAGACGCGATAAGGAGACACCGGCAGGATTTTGTGACCCTGACGAACAAGTTTGTCAACCATCTGAGTCACCGGAACACCAGAAACTGGAGCACCCAGAAAAGACTCGCCACCTTGTGCCGGAACCTCAACAGAAACTTTCCTCGACTTTTCGTACCAGTAATGTTTCGTCGCACAAATACCACAGCGAGCTGCGTCGAGGAGAAGCTGATAAAGCACCGTGGGCCACTTATTCGCCCTTAAGTCGCCATCGAGGATCAACTCACTGTCGCGTTCAGGAGACCCAACGTCCTCCGGCCCGACCCCTTCGAGTTCGTAGAACTTCGGGCGTTGCATGAACAACGAGTAGACGAAGGAGACGTACGTCTGCACTTGCGCGTAGGTAAAAGGAAGAACCATCCTGGCCGGCTCGTTTTTCTGTTTCGCCTTGCGGTCGGATTCGGTCTCATCAACAACGCCGCGGTAGGTATTATCCGCCTTGTCCCACGCATCGTAGTAGGCGGACATCGTCTCCCGAGACATGTCCACAAGTGCGCGACAATGCTCCAATAGAGCGTCGTGCTCTTTGGAGTTTGGTTTCAAAGCGTTAGCTAAATTAGCCATGTGTTTTTATTTAATGCAACAAAACCTATCGGATCGGCTCCTCGTTTGAGGACAACTCCCGCCACGACCGGAACAAGGCATCTTGAAGGTGCGGCGACTCCCAATCCAACGCGACGAGGCCATGTCTTTTCGCTATCGCTTGTCCTTGTTGATACAAGTCCTCCCGATCCCACCCCGCATCGTACATTCCCGGAGCCTTCGTCGCCTCAACAAGAGGCACCCAATCCACAGCTCGTCCGTAGTTATGAAAACTCTGGCCGCCGCGAGCCTTAGTAATCTTTGGTCCCTGCGCAAACAATTGATTCTGTTCGCGCACCGTACGCACTCCACAATAGACATACGGCAAAAGTCCCTCATCGCGACAAGCTGCCAACCACGCCTTGACCCGAGTACGAAAATCCTCCCGCAGTTTGGAGATTTTGTCCTCCGTGATACGAGAGGCGGCAGCCAGTGTTATCATTTAGCAAGACCTTTCACGGACGGGAGTTCATACGTCACGCCGACAGTTCCATACTTTTCGTCTCCGTACTCAAACCGGAAAGAGCAGCCGGACAACAGCCAGCAGCTCGCGGCGAACAGCAGTACGGCGATGACAAACGCACCAGCGCGGCTCATTTTGCCGGACCTTTTCGGATGATGTTGATGAGACCGATGACAGACAAGCCAGTAGCGAGGATCAGTCCGCGCCACGTTGAGTTTTCAGAAAGACGCTCAAGCGCCCAGTCGATTGTTTTCATTGTAGTTTCCTTTCGTTGTTGTTGAATCGCTGGCCGGGAGTCCAAACCCCTAAACTCCCGACCAGCCTCCCCGCCAAGTTATTCGATGTCGCCTTTGAGATAGTCTGCTCTCGCGGGACAAGTGTGAAAGTGTTTCTCCACCCGTTCGAGTCGATCATTGATCGACTGGACAAAGGCCGCGCTCTTCCACAGCAAAAGCATCACCGCGAACATCCCGCCGAGCAAGCCGAGAACCCAGCCGAGAGGGACACTTGTCTCCGCCGTGAGTTCCGCGCGAGCGTCGGCTACCGCACCAAGCACAAGCCCACCGACGGCCAAAGCCGTTGAACAGAGCGTCGTGCATACAGACTCGAAGAAAGGATGGGTGGTCATTGGACTGAAAGACCCGCTTGCCTCGCGATTTCCACCATCGCACCGGAGAACGCGGCGGCGAAGGTCGGGTCGGTTCCGCACAGCGCGAAGCAGTCACGGATGGTGTGGCGTTTTCCGTCAGCGAAAGAGACAGTCGCAGCCACCGGCCTCGCCGGGTCGCTCGCGGTAACGCGAAGTTCGACCAGACCGGATTCGTTCCCCGATTGTCGGGCGAGTTCCGTTTCCATGGCGGAAAGCATCGTGTTGAACAGCGCATCGGCAGACTTCCGCGAAACATCCGTCGCGACGACCTTCCGCCCCGTGGCGAGAAGATTCGTTCCGTCGAACGGGAGAAGCACCGCCGCAAACGTGACAGGAGTTGGATTGAGAATTGTTGACATGTTGGGAAATCCTTTCTGTTAGACCATACCGGCCCCGAGGATGTCGGAGGAACGGGCCTTCGTGAAGGTTGTGCCGCCAGCGCCCTTTTGCACTGCCGAGCCGACGAGGAACAACTGTTTGCCAGACGGCAACTTCGTGGAAGAAGATGCAACGGTAAGGTCGGAGTATTGGACATTGACTGTTCCGTTTCCTCCAGAAGCACTTGTCCCCGATCCTCCGGCCACCGTAAGCGTTACGCCTGTCGGGTCAGTATCAATCAGGGTGATAGTACCTCCGTTTCCGCCAACTGGATTTGCCGACGTCGCTCCACCAGAAACATCAACCGACGTAGTAGAAACTCCATTAGTGATTGTAACAGTCCCCCCACCCCCAGCGTCGCCAGCTTGACTCGATCCGCCATACGCTTCCACCGCACCAACAGTGCAGTTCGTCAAAGCGACAGTAGCACCGCCAGTACTAGCCGCATTACTGCTCGCACTTCCGTTTGCCTTAACAGTAAGCAAAGTGCAATCTTCGGCTGTAATGTTCCCAGCCGTGCTGGGCGTAGTCGACTGTGTCGCGGGTGCGATAGTATCAACAATCCCAGCAGTTTGTACACAGCGCAACAAAGTCACCGCCCCGCTTGCACCATCTATCGAAGGTGCGGCCAATGAACAGTCACCGCCTGTTGTCACGATTGCTCCGTGGGAAACGTCAGTCAGATTAACAGACCCGCCATCAGACGCACTGTTGACCATATCTCCGTTATCAGGTGCTGCACCCTTTGACGAGACGGCACCGACGCTTATTCCAGTCTCACCGACGATTACCACATCTCTTCCTTCGGTTGGGGCAACGTAGGATTCCGTACCTTCGTCATAGTAACCAGCCGCACCATCTCCCGTAATGTTTCCGATAGCGTAAACCGTCCCGCCCTCAACAGTCGCACCCTTCGCCAAGAGCAACCAATCGGGCCAGCCGACCGTCGCATCGAGCGTAAGATTACCCCAGTTGCCCGTGGTTTTCTGCTTGATTACGATTGTGTGGGTGTCATCGCCTGTCGGTGGGGTAGCGATAGCCGCATCATACGCCGCTTGCGTGTTGGCGTAGGTCACGCCATCGAGTTGAAAATTCGTGTTCGCCATATCAGAACCCTCCCACGAAGCTCACGAAGTCCCACGCAGCCGAACGGCTGAGGAACTTCAAGTAGTATGATTTACCATTCGTCAACGAGTACGGAGAAGCAAAACTCGACTCGCTCGGAATAGCGAAATTGGTCAGCGTCAGCGTTTTGCCGGACGCCCCTACGTCGAGCCGGATCAACAGTTCCGCGCCCTCAGAGAACTCGATCGGCGCGATGATCTCGATGTTGTTTGTCACAGCGATCTTCCGAGAAAGACCGTCGTCAATGTCCGGGGTTACTTGAGCGGCGAAAGCCAACGTGACCGGAGCCACGACGTTCGCATCGGCGAGTGCCGCAATAGCCTGGGCCGTCCGGAGCGGGGTCATCAACACCGTGTTTGACGTCCCCGTTTGAGCCTCGGCTTGAGTCGCAAGGGCGACTTCTGTCGTGGACCACCCAGAGGTCGTGTAGAAATACCGATCCCCTCCGGTGGTGTTGATGTACACAGAGCCGACAGGAACGCCGACAGCAGTCGGTGCTCCTTCGCCCAAGTACAATAAATCGCTAAGTTTCGTCATTTTATAATACTCCTAGCTTGCCAATGTGATACCGACTGCCGTGCCGCCGGACAAGGTGGCATCGGAAACCGCGAACGACGCAGCTTCGTCGGTAGAGAGGGTTAGAAGGTTACCGGCGGTTCCCGGACAAGTAGCAACGATCCGCACAACATTACCGTACCAAAGCGCGAAGACAGCTTTGATGGGTTGCGTTTGGTTGTGGAGGTCGGTGCGGCAGATGTCGGCGTTAACTGCTGCGGCAAGGTTCTTCGCACATTCCACAGCATTATTACCCAACGCGAAGGTTGTGCCGTAGACATAATCCGTCCCAGCGACGACTACTTTCTTGCCAACGGTCGGGACTTTTAGAATAGTCACCGTACCTGTGGCAGGTTCCCCGAAGGGTCGATAGTATGAAATCTGAGGATTCACTAAAATACTCCTCTCAGTTCAAGGTTAAAAGCGGCAGCGACAAGTCGCATCCGGTGAAAGTTTCTGCGGCGACGGAAGGCCCGTCCCAAACGGACGGATCGACCCACGTTGGGTCTTCGAGACAAAGGCGGTAGAGGTTCTCCATTGCGTGGTCGTTAGCATCCTTTGGCTTGTTCTCACGTTCATCCCAACAATAGTGGGTGAATTCAAACAACGTCTCTTCGAGCAGGGGAGAAACGTAAAGGCGATCCTTCTGCTTGAGTTCGGACTTTACCCGAAGGATACCGTGCTCGCGTGCCTTGGACGCTTTGGAGAAATACAGACCGCTTTTCGCAAGCTCGTCGATCATCGAGGTTCCCGTGATAGGATGTTCAATGAAAGCTAGAGGGTCTGCTATGGAAAGGATGGGCCGACGTCCCCGGAGCTTTCCCTTGATCTTGACTGCGAGGTCATCAATCGTACAGTGAACGAAAAGCTCGTCCCAGAGAAAGAGTTGTCCGGTTGGCGCGGCTGCAAGAAAGAGTACGTGGTGCGGAGTCTGCGGGTGGGGGTCGAGGGCTATGTAGATCGAGTAGGACGAAGGAGGTTCGTCGTAGGCAGACCAGCCGAGAGGCAGATCGGACAAGACGTGACGATTCCAGTCGAACTCTTTGTAAACGAGACCTGAGAGTTCGAGCGGAAGACCGAGAAGCCGGCATTGTTTTTCTTCGGCGGTCAACGTTGATTCGAAGTCCGCGATGGATTCGTCGGAGAGGGTCACGTTGTCGTAGGTTGTGGATCGTTGCATCCACTTGTTGCCGGATTCGTAGACACGGTCGGAGCCGGGTTCTTGCCGCCGTGAAGAACCGTAAAACTTGTCGTGAATCCACGGCTCTTTGAGAAGGGTGGCCGTGAACCAGTCTTTCCCGTCGCGGTCGATAAGACCGCGCGAGTGAGCCTTGAACATCTGTTCGGGACACGGCTCATCGACGTGGATTGCGTCCCAATCAGAGGACTCAGAACCCATCGGATTGACGGTCCAGGCTTTGACAGTGTCAAAGCGGAGAACAGAACCGTTGACGCATTCGACAGTTTCAATGGCTCCGGAGTGGTTGCGTTTCTTGCTTTTAACGAAGCCACGTGGCAGAAACTGCCAGATCTTCCCAGGCACACCGCGCTCGGAAGTAAAGATTTCGTCGACCTTGTCCCAATCTTGTGCGATGACGAGAAGCTTCACGGGATGTGAGGGGATGCCAAGACGTCGAGCGGGGTCGGTGGCGGGGTACCAAACACGCTCCCCCATCAGCCACGCGCAGTCTTCGGCCACACCGCCGGTGGACTTGCCCGACCGATTCCCAGCTTCCCAGAGTCGGTGCTTGAAAGCTCCGGCCCGGTGGAAGTTGTCCTGCGGCGAAAAGCCGTTTTTGACGTAGGGCCGGTAGAAAAGAAGACCATACTCTTTCGCCAAAGACCCTCGACGGGACAGAAGCTCCTTTTTCCGTTGAAGGAGGAGCTTCTTATTTTCGAGGTCTGTTTGCATGATACAAAAAGACTATGAACAGGCTTGCTGGAGTTCGGAGTCGATCTCCGCCAGCTCGCGGTCGATGGCCGCAACAGCTTCGGACGTGTCGGCGGGGGATCGTTTTTCCTCGATGATCTTCACGGCAGGTTTGCCGAGATAACGATCGAGGAGACTGTCAGCGGCGGTGCGACGCACCGCAGGAGGATTCGCGACGTTGTCGCGAAGGTCAATCAACGTGAGGACAGAGTCCAACGCCGCGCCTTCGATGGTGGAACGAAGTTCGTCGATCCCTGCGGAGCGTTGTTCCGCGACTAGTCTCGCACGAAACCACGGCTGCCGGACGAGCTGAGAAACCCACGGAGCCGTATAGCCCAACGCCCTCGCAATTTCATTATTCGATGCGCCACGGGCTTTCATATAAACCGCGAGACGATGCTCCGGTTTTTCGTGCGCGATGGCAAGGTTCGGGTCGCGGTCGTTGAACAGACGATCCGGGTCTTCGGCGTAGGACTCCGCGACGGGATGGTCGGAGAGATCGCTGTTGACGTAGGCCTGCGTCTGTGTAACACTCGGCGGAAGGCCAACTCTCGCCCTTCGACGACCTTCCATGAGAAGCTCACGATGCTCCGAGCTTCCCTTTGTGAGAACCGTCCTCTCGCCCGAAAGGGGCGCGACGACTACTTCAACGTCGGCTGACATGGCTTGATAACAACCCGTTTGCGGGAGGAACGAACGGCGACAACCGCCGCCTTTCCCGTGGTGCTCTTTTGACTCTGTTTCTTATCTGATTCCACGCTATCAGCCTAGCCGCGCAAGGCGCGGAAGGCAACCTCAATCTTAAGATTCTTTTGTAGCTCTAAGACCCCGTTTCTTCGATGCTAAGACTGGCTTTGCTCCATTGTTCAATGCTCCATTGTTCAATGCTCAATCCCTCAATGCTCTAATGCTCAGATTTCTTTCGCTCACCAAGCAAATATATCTTACGGCGCACGCCTTCCAAGGGAAAGGATACCCCCTTTAGGATACGTCAGAATTGAGAAAGGTGTTTATAGCAGAAACGAGAGAAACGTCTTAGGTTTGCCGTTACCGTTTCTCGGGAATGACATAGGCGAAAAAGCGATTCTAGGCGGGCGGGAAAGAGTAGGAAGGGAAAGAGGGTAGCGCGATTGCTTCCCTTGGGATTCCCTTTCGTTTGATAACAGAAAGACTAATGATGAAAAAACTGATGGAATATATCGGTGATCTCACCAAGGCTGGCGACGCGAGGCACGCCAACAGCGCGTATACAGTGGTAGCGGACCTTGACAAGCTTCCGAAAGAACTTGTCGAGCCTTTGTTGGCGCTTGGCACGCTTCGGGCGTTACAGTCGCACGGTGTTAGCTCTGACGCTGACAAGGCGTCAGGCTTCCCGAATGGTAAAGGCGCCTGCGCAACAGAAGCGCAAGTTGCAGCTTGGCTCAGTGCGGTTAAAGAGGCTATGCCACCCGGCATCACGGTGACAGCGAGCGTGGACGCCAAATCAACGGAAGCGAGACAGGCCACCGCGAAAGCTGTGGAAGCCGGCAAGTCTGAGGCTGTTGCCTTGGCAAAAGCTGCAGCGAGGGCGGGGCTGCTGGTGGCCATGGCAGGGCAACCGTTGCCTGTCGTTGTGGCAGCGCTGGCGGGTGCGGGGTGCGATCCTTTGACGCCCCAAGAAATGGAAAGCTGGGGCACCTAGAACACTTGCGACGGATTGAGGGTAGCGGGAAACCGCTACCCTCTTTTCCGGTTTAGTCTTTTCTAAGAGAGGCTAAACCGGAGAGGTCAATCAATCAATGGGGGAAAGAGCAATAAGCTTTCCTGCTATGCTCCGTCAATCAATCAATCGGTCAATCATAGCTGATTCTTGAATCATCTATCTTAAGAGCATAAAGGGAAAGAGAGAAAAGGAAAAGAGCATAGGGGGATAGAGCATATGTCTTTCCCTCATATGTCTTTTTTTTTTTTTTCTAAAAGGTAGGGGTACGATATTCCCCTTCCCTTTTCTCTCTCCATCATCGCCCAAGAAGCCTGATAGACTGACCGATTGATTGACAGAGCATTGCGGGAATAGCCCAGCATTACACCACAACAATTTCCCGTTGACATGGGGGTTAACGGGAGAGACAGAAGAATAACAACAGAAAGTGAGAAGAAGATGAGACTTGTTACAAAACGAACGCAGGTGATTCAAATGAGCCACGAGGAAGTGCAAGAGTTTCACAAACTCATGGAACAGGCGGCTGAGGGGCGCATGAGCCACACGGCCGAGACGCGGTTGAAGAACGGGAGCTATCTGGCCGTGAGCATCGTGGACGAACACGAACAAGAACGTCAGGCTAAGGAGGCTCGCCATGAGCGTCGTTGATATGAGGAGGAACACGGCTCTCAGAATCCTCGCATTAGGAGGAGGGCGAGTGATTCCTGTTTGGTGTCCTTGGCTTTGCCGAGCACACATGCTGCCAACAGGCACGTCGTTAGTGAGCCCCTCGGGGGTTTATTACATGGTCACGTCTGCAGGTTCACTACGAGCCTGCCAATAACATTCATACACAGGGGCTGGTTCGCCAGCCCCTGTAATGAGTGGTGTTGATAGGAAGGCTCCACGCCTTCCGCACCATTCTCGTTAGAGGTTAGAAATGAAGACAATCAATCGCAGTAAACATGAAATGGTTGTGGACTTCGCAAAGTCCAACAACCTCAACATCAATCTCGGCCCCGGGACGCAGGAGGTTTACATCCGTACCATGGAGGAAGCTCCTGCCACCACAGCCTACGCGCTCGCAAAAGCGACGGAGCAGAGAAACAAAGTCATCGGGAAGTAGTATGAAACGAATCCATATTAAAGTCTATAACACGCGCGGCTACGGTGATCCTGTTGGATTGGCCACCACCCGCCACGGCTTGCTCAGCCTCGTTGGAAAGGCGTTCAAACAAAGTC